GTTAAATAATCTGCAAAATTCATTTTTAAAACCATATAGCTTGTTCTAGTTGAATATGCTCTAAATGCCCTCATTTCCATAGCTGCAGAAAGTTCTCTTGCCTTTAGTATGGAATTAATTACAATTAAAGAAGCGGATTTTTCTGAAATAACCAGAAAGATTGCTGAGATACACAGAATACTTGCCGAACGGGGTAAATCTGTAGATGAAAGCATCCTGACAATGTCTGAAATAAAGGCATATTTAAGAGTATCTGAACCAACTATTTACAGATACATTAAAAATCACGGCCTTCCTTACAGGAAAATTGGCAAGCAAAAAAGATTCAGTAAAAAGGATATAGATAAATGGTTAGACAGTCAGCAAAAATGCTAATGTTTTTGCATTTTATATGTCTTTTATGTATATTAACTTGGAATTCTTTATTATCAATTAATTAATATTATTTATGGCATACACAATTAAAACAGCGGATGAGCCTTTAGATATTAAGGGGCTTGTGTTCGTCCTTTATGGCGAACCCGGTATAGGTAAAACATCAATAGCCTTCACGGCTGAAAAATGTATTCTTGAAGACTTTGATGATGGAGTAAAAAGGGCAGTTGGAAGAAAAGACTTCCTTGCAGTTGAAAAATGGGAGGATGTTATTGCTTTTCATAATTCAGAGGATTTTAAAGCACTTGCGCCCAAAACTATCATTATCGATACGGTTGGCACAATGCTGGATAACTTTGTTGCTCAGTATGTAATAAGGCAGGATATTAAAAATGCACGTAATGGCGGAGAACTGTCATTGCAGGGTTACGGAGCAATGAAATCGGTTTTCCGGCAATTTGTTAACAATATCAAAACGCAGGGCATTGACTTAATTTTCATCTGCCACTCCGAAAGCCAGAAGGAAGGGGATAACCTTAAGTTCATCCCAAAAATGACCGGAGGCAGTTATGATATTCTTATATCCGAGGCTGACATGGTCGGGTATATGGAAAGCAGGAATAACAAAAGAACAATTCAGTTTAACCCAACCGACAGGAACATTGGAAAAAACACGGCTGAATTTGAATTAATCGAAGTACCCCACTATACCGAGGAATACTACTCAACTTTTACTGCCGATTTAATTGCAAAAACTAAGGCAAAAATGCTTGAACTAACAAAGGAACAAGCTGAAACCTTAAAGATAATCGAGGAAATGAAGCAGGGTATTATTTCAGTAGGTATAATGGAAATTGAAAAAATGCTGCCTGAAATCACTAAGCAAAAACCTGTTGTTCAAAAAAGTCTGTTTGCAATTGCAGACAAAAGATATTCTGAATTACTAAGCCAGGAGCTTGCTGTAATTTCAAGCCCTTCCGAAGCAGACCAGTTCTATTTGGGAGCGAACAATTACCCTGACCGTTATAAAACCACCTTTAAGAAATTGCTATGGGAGCAGGCTAAAAAGGCAGGGCTTAATTTCGACAAGGAAGAAGGCAGGTTTGTAGCTGAAACCAAAGTGGAAAACAGTCAGGATAATGCCGTAGCCAATAACCCTGAAAGCCCAAAACAAACAGCAAAAAGACAAACGAGAAAAACTAAAACAAATGCGGCTTAGAATTTCACCAAGTAAGTTGGAACAATTCCGCCTTTTTGTAACAGAAGCATACTTTGGAACAATAACAAAGGAAAAAGTTATTGATTATCTGAAAGGACTTTCTGTACCAACAAGAAAGATGGATTGGGGAACGGCCTTTCATGCAATTATTGAAAACGGCCCGGATGCTTACCTTGACGAAACCGGCTCATGTAGGATTCAATGCGAAACCGGAATCATTGAACTTAAAAAAGAGGAAGTTCAGGCAGCCATTGACTACCGGAACAAATATCCATCACTTGTACATGAGGTGGTTTTGAAAAACACTTTTAACATTGATGAATACAATATTGATATGTTCATGCGTATTGATGCGCTTAACGGTATTGATGTTCATGAAATAAAAACCACCGACCGGGCGCCAAACCTTGAGAAATATCAAAACTCCATGCAATGGCGGTGTTATGCACTTGCTACCGGATGCCGGAAGGTTCAATATGACGTGTTTCAGCGCACAAAAAGCGGAATAGTGCGCCACAAACTAGTGTATGACCCCTACCTTAAAATACGGCAGGACGTTGAAAACACAATCAGGCACTTTCTTCTGTTTTGTAAAAATGAAGATTTAATTCAATACATAAAGCCTAAAGAAAATGAATAAAGTCTTATTGATAGGCAATACAGGCAATGATCCTGATACCAGGTATCTGGACAATGGCAATGCTGTTGGAAGCTTTTCACTTGCAACAAGTGAATCATACACTAACAAGCAAGGTGAAAAGGTTCAGCAAACCGAATGGCATAAAATCGTGGTTTGGGGAAAAACTGCTGAGATTGCTGAAAAGTATGTTAAGAAAGGTATGAAGCTGGCAATAGAAGGCAAGATTAAATACCGTAACTACGAGAACAAAGAAGGCCAGAAAGTATATGTTACTGAAATATATGCTGACAGAATGGAAATGCTTTCAAAGTCTGAATCAGAAGTTCCGGGTAAAGCCTATCAGCAAGCTGAAAAGGTCGGTATGGTGGATAGACCAGGCCTGCCACCACAACCCATTATAATAGACGAGGATGATGATTTGCCATTTTAAGTAATGATTTACAACGGAGTAATAAGAAATAACAATCAAAGAAGCAGCCTTTTAGAGTTTACCAAATCTTTAAGGCTGCCCTTTAAATTCCATATTCAGGATGTGTTCCCTAAAAGAAGCATAGACTACAATTCTTATTACTGGGGCGTTGTACTTCCTTACATAGCAGACTATACAGGAGAAGCTGATACTTTAAACTTACATGAAGCATTTAAATTGATGTTCGGCTTCAAATGGACTTATGATAAAAATGGAATATGGAAAACAAAGCAAGTTGGCACAAGTGAAATGGATTCTAAGGAATTTGACGAGTTTGTTACTAAAGTATGTGCTTTCGCTTCTGTTGACCTTGGCTTAAATATTCCTTTCCCTAACGAAGTAATAATAAACGAAAATGATGCCTTTTAATGGAGTTGAAATTAATGATTCAGCACTGGAACAAGGGAGCAAATTAATGTAATAATTGAAGGAACACTTTTTAAGATATGGTATTAATGTACATTACAAAAAGCATGTCCGGCCCGGGAGTGTATTACAAGGCTGGTGACGTGTTTTTAGTTTCAGAGCAGGGAATGATTAAAGTTGAAAAAACTTTAGCACAGAAAGGGATTAATAATGCTGTAATGTTTTTTAAAATAGACAGCATTTGGAATCCCTTTAATGACGGAGACCACGAGGAGATGTTAATAATCCGCACAGGTGGGATTGGAGATATTATTGCTTTATCTGCAATAGCAGAATATTGTTCCCTTAATACAATTAAGTTCGTCACAGGGAAAAGCATGATCCCAATTTTTAAATGGTATTCCTGCAACAATATTTACCCGAAGTCAATAGATGAGCCTATATACAAGGGCTTTCATCCTTCTCGGCTTAACATTATCAGGAATAATTCCAAAAGACTTTATGCGGAAGGTGTTATCGAAGAAGGAGGTACTCAAAACTGGTACGAGGTTTTCTTTGGAGCAATAGGCGTAAGTGAGATTCCTGAGGATTTATTACGCCCACAACTTATTAAGGATAGACCGGAAGGAAGAAGGCATATCCCTGCCAAAGAAAAGTCCGTTTTAATATGCCACAGAGCAAGTGCGCCAATGCGAACAATGGCAGTTAAGGATATTTACAAGCCATTAATGGAGATTATAGGTAATGCAAATATTGGCATATATGTACACTTGAATAATCTCTCAAAAGACGACCGGGAATTCCTGTTTAATATAAATGATGACAGGCTTAGGTATTTAACAGCAAAGGACACTCATGAATATTTACTTGACCTATTTGATGCTACGCTTACAATATCGGTTGATACGGCTGCAATTCATTTCCGTGAAGGAGTTAATAAACCGGGGATAGGAATTTATTCATCCTTTACCAGCGACAGCCGGACAAAGCATTATAAAGTAACACGTTCATTTGATTTAAAAACAGGTTGTGATATGCAGCCTTGTTTCATCCATCAAAACAGTAAAAATCATATTTGCCCAAAAGCACAGCAGGGACAATTAACCGCCCCTTGCATGACAAAGGAATTAACCCCGGACATACACCAGCAAATTATTAATCAAACAAAGGATTATATAAAAGATGTATTGTTATGACTGCCAAGGATTTTTATTTAACAGTAGTTGAAATGAGAAAAGCTCAAAAGATGTTCTTTAAAACAAAGGATAGAGCATTTCTCGATAAGAGCATAAAGCTTGAAAAGGAAATTGACAATGAAATTAAAAGGGTTGACAAGATATTAAAGGAAGCTGAATCACCAAAATTATTTTAAATGAAAGCATTGATTATAATAATACTAGGCCTTATTGTGGTATCTGTATTCTCAATATTCGCCTTCAACATACTAATACGGATAATGAGAAAATGGTACTCGGTAAGTACACAGGATGATTTACATTTTCATAAAAGAAAGATTGCTGAATTACTAATTGATAACACTAAATAGTAAACTGTATACATATATGTAATTCAATATATTTATTCTGCAAACATATTCACATGAGCAATTCGGGCTGGTATAAAATTTTCAGAAGGATGAACGATTCCATAATTTGGAAGGAAAAGCCTTTTGGTAAAGGCCAGGCATGGATTGACCTGATAGGACTTGCCAGCTATTGCGACAAGTCAGACGAAGGTATTTATATAGGTGAATTAATAACTACGAAAGCCGATCTTTCAAACAGATGGGGATGGGGAGGTTCTAAAGTGCTGAGATTTCTTTGTTATCTTGAAGATGAAGAAATGATAACTCGAATATCCAGTAAACAAAGAACCATAATAAAGATTGTTAACTACGAAAAATATCAAGGTTCAGATAGTGATGAAAGCGAGGAACCAATAAATACAATTACCGTTCAATTCAATCAGAAGAGTGCTGAAATTACAGATTTTCATACGGAAATATGTCAATACTTTGGAATAGGCGAAATAAGAAACCCACAGCAATTCATGAAGGCTGGTAGTTTTTGTATGAAAATACATGATGATGGCAGATTAAAGGAAGCGCAGGAGCAATTTCAAGCCTTCATTAAATACAAGGGTGCAACAAAAGAAAAAATTCCCTCGATTGATACATTTATTGGAAGTCAGCATGAACAATATAAAGATGGGAAATGGTGCAGCGAAAATTGGATTCATAAATTAAACAGATACAAGGAAAATGATAATCTTAAACCGAAGGCAACCCGGGACAGATATTTCGTTGGCAAACAGGACTACTCGGATAGCTTATGACATGAAGCAGATGCTTGCAGGCTTGGAATATTATGGAAAACAAATATTCCCATACTTTCAAATTGACGAGAGTAACATAGAGGTTTGCAAGCAGCTTATCATGTACTTTAATTCTGACCCGAAGTTCGAAGAATGCGGAAATAATTTCTCCCTGCTAAAAGGGCTTTTAATCAGGGGCCCGGTAGGAAGTGGCAAAACTGCCCTGATGAAAGCAATTGACAGTTTAATAGCCAATACCGGGAATAAGAACTCATTTGTTATTGTACCAACACGGACAATAGAAAGGGATTTCATTGACTCTGGAAATGAAATAATTAATTACTACGGCAAAAATAGCAGGTCAGTTAACTCTACAAGGGTATATTGCTTTGATGACCTCGGGTTAGAATCTGCAGAAGCCAAATTTTACGGTAACCATGTTAAAGTAATGGCTGAAATTCTCCTTGACAGGTATGATCTTGGTTTGTTAACTCATGCCACCACTAACCTTGCCATTACTGCCGGTGATAACTCCCTTATAACTATTTACGGCGACAGGGTTGTATCCCGTATGCATGAAATGTTTAATGATATTAAATTATTTGGTGAGGACAGGCGCAAAAAACGAATTTAATAATATGGCTACTGTAACAGTAATACATCAAATCAAGTTAATTGAACGAAGTGATAAAATGATTGCAAGGCACACACAAATCACTAACAGGTTGCTTTTGTTGTTTAGCACAAGATCAGGAAATTGTATAATACTTTAATGGAAATTAAATGAAAGAACTTGGGATATACGAAAGAATAGCAGTTTCAGAATACCTTATCAGCAAGCTTGACGATTCGGTTTTGAAAAACATAATTAAGGAAGTTAAGAGCAAACCTCTGGCTGTTCATATCAAACCGGATTTACCCTTTATCTTAAAAAAGGTATGTTCGTTTTACCAGCTAAATGAAGCTGAACTAAGCTCAAAATCAAGAAAGCAGGAAATTATTAACGCTAAAAAGGTATATGTTAAAATTGTTGCAGATTTGTATAGTGATTTAACAAAATACGAAAGAGCATTATTGCTTCATAAGGTTTCCGTACAACTAAATACAACAACCGGAAACGTGCGTAAATTGTTACGTGACGTTACTAACAAATACACAATCTATCAGGATTTAAGGAGTGAAATCACTTATCTTTCAATGTTAATATGTTGGAAATTCCTTAAATTAAAAGAAGATGAGTAAAAGCAATACGTTTGAAAATGAAATCCTGGAACATATCTTAAACAATGTTGCAATTTCAGATATAGGTGATGCAGCCGGCTTACCGGCAAGTTCAACAGCCGGGAATCTTTATTGCGCCCTGCATACAGCCGACCCCGGCGAAGAAGGGACACAAGCCACCAGTGAAATAGCTTACACAAGTTATGCCAGGGTGGCAGTTGCAAGAAATCCATCGTCTAAAAAATGGACTGTTTCAAACGGTAGTGCTTCAAATGCTGAAAAAATCACATGGCCGTCAGCCACAGGTGGCTCGGCAACTGCAACTCATTTCAGTATTGGCGTAGGACCTTCCGGCTCCACCAAAATTCTATACTCCGGGCAGCTTGAAACATCAAGAACTATTTCATCAGGTATTACCCCTGAAGCAGCTGTTGGTGGAATTGTCATTTCGGAAGATTAATGAAAGAGCTGTTTGATATTGTTAACCTGCTAAATGGAGCAGGTAAAAAGGCCATTGCTGTTTTACTGGTGGTGATCCCTTTTGCTTCATATATAGGGGCGACAGTTTATATACGTTATAAAACAGACATTTCAACAATTCAGTCATTAAATAACAGGTTTGATAATCTGGAAAACCTTGTAGAGGAAAGTTTCTTTATCCAGCAATCCAACAAAGATTCAATTCTTAAAACAATATATTCCGTTGACGAAAACAGGGCAAGGCAGATAAATACAATGCAGCGAAGCCTTATTAATGAAATTGGCAACCAGCTAAAATTCATTGTGCAATATCAAAATCAGAATACCCAAATGGTTTTAGATCATTTGGACGTCTGGCGTAGCAGTTATCTTTTATTGGATTCATTAAAAATAAGGGTAGAAAAGAGATGAGACTATTAGTTTTTGCAATAGGGTTTGTTATTGCCTTAATAAACTACATTAACCTTGACGTTTACAGCGTAATAGTAAGCAGGACAAAATTAGAGCCTGTTTTGCTCACTCAATATTCCGGATATACCGGCAATGATGTTTTTATTGCGCTTGGTTTCGCACTCGTTTATTGTGTAATCGGTGGGATGTTTTCAATGATAGGTGCACATATGTATATATTCTTCTGCAAATCATTTGGAATTAATAATAAACTATACAGACTACTAAAGCCTTGCAAAAAAGATGATTAGGGTATTGCTTTATTGAATAAAACAGGAATAAAAACAGGGAAAGCGATAAATTGGCAACGCGTTTTGAATATAACACAAATGCCTTAAACAATAGGACAGGATGGGTACGAGGGGCTTACTGCGAGGGGCAAACCTTTACAGTAGGTACTGTTGGCGATAATCAAAACCATGTAATTACTTCGGCGAAATTTAAACTTTGGCGCACAGGTTCACCCGGGACAATAACATGCGAACTAAAAGCAGCTGACGTTAACGGCCTTCCGGTAGGCGATGTACTAAGCACAGGAACTTACAACGGAAATGCGTTAACAACAAACAGTAATGGCGAAGTTATTGAAATCCAAATGAGTTCTTATGAGTTACAGGCAGGTGGTAAATATTCAATTTACATTAAGGCGACTGACGGGGATTCGAGTAATAATGTTTCGTCAAAATTCAATTATCAAGGCAATCCTTACACAACCGGCACGTGGATAAGAACAAACCCGACTAATTGGATTATTGAATCTTCAACCTCAGATTATTACTTTGAGATTTACGGTGAGTTACGGGTAGCCATTTCGGCAGATATCACCTGTTCAGCATCTGTAAGCACTCATCTTGCTTTAAAAACAGGAGTTGATATTAATATTACAGGTAATGCCTTTAATTTGTGCTACATTGAAGCTTTTGCAAGATTTAATTCTGAAATTAATGGAACAGGAATTATTTCTCCCCTTGTCGGTTTAATATTGCCTTTTGCCAGCACGATATTAAACATATCAAATGTTCAATCTAATTTAAAACTGCTTACTGCCATTGCATTTGAAACGCAAAGTTTTGGTGTAGTCAACACAGACATTGCACTAATGACATATTTAGCCGGTAATATAACCGGTAATTCAACCCTTCAGGGAAACCTTAATTTGTTACTGGATATTGTGACAACAATACCCGGTTCAAGTGAACTGGAAGCGCAATTAAAATACCTTACTTTTCTTTCCTCTCAAATTAACAGCGATTCAGCATTATTTGCTGAAATTGAAATCCTTGGCAACCTTATTAACTGTCACTCTTTTGGTAATTCTGAGGTTTCAAGCAACCTTGGCTTAAAGCATGGAGTTGTTACCGAATTAAACGGCTCTGCATTATTACATGCTAATCTTAATTTCAACTCCATTAAAAGGCATCATTTTCGTTTATTATTACTTCGTTAGGGAAAGGAATATTTAAGCCAAGGTCAACAGAAGCGAAAGCACATACTTTAGTAACAAACTCGTCAAATTCCTTAGAATCCATTTCACTTGTGCCAACTTGCTTTGTTTTCCATATTCCATTTTTATCATAAGTCCATTTGAAGCCGAACATCAATTTAAATGCTTCATGTAAGTTTAAAGTATCAGCTTCTCCTGTATAGTCTGCTATGTAAGGAAGTACAACGCCCCAGTAATAAGAATTGTAGTCTATGCTTCTTTTAGGGAACACATCCTGAATATGGAATTTAAAGGGCAGCCTTAAAGATTTGGTAAACTCTAAAAGGCTGCTTCTTTGATTGTTATTTCTTATTACTCCGTTGTAAATCATTACTTAAAATGGCAAATCATCATCCTCGTCTATTATAATGGGTTGTGGTGGCAGGCCTGGTCTATCCACCATACCGACCTTTTCAGCTTGCTGATAGGCTTTACCCGGAACTTCTGATTCAGACTTTGAAAGCATTTCCATTCTGTCAGCATATATTTCAGTAACATATACTTTCTGGCCTTCTTTGTTCTCGTAGTTACGGTATTTAATCTTGCCTTCTATTGCCAGCTTCATACCTTTCTTAACATACTTTTCAGCAATCTCAGCAGTTTTTCCCCAAACCACGATTTTATGCCATTCGGTTTGCTGAACCTTTTCACCTTGCTTGTTAGTGTATGATTCACTTGTTGCAAGTGAAAAGCTTCCAACAGCATTGCCATTGTCCAGATACCTGGTATCAGGATCATTGCCTGTATTGCCTATCAATAAGACTTTATTCATTTTCTTTAGGCTTTATGTATTGAATTAAATCTTCATTTTTACAAAACAGAAGAAAGTGCCTGATTGTGTTTTCAACGTCCTGCCGTATTTTAAGGTAGGGGTCATACACTAGTTTGTGGCGCACTATTCCGCTTTTTGTGCGCTGAAACACGTCATATTGAACCTTCCGGCATCCGGTAGCAAGTGCATAACACCGCCATTGCATGGAGTTTTGATATTTCTCAAGGTTTGGCGCCCGGTCGGTGGTTTTTATTTCATGAACATCAATACCGTTAAGCGCATCAATACGCATGAACATATCAATATTGTATTCATCAATGTTAAAAGTGTTTTTCAAAACCACCTCATGTACAAGTGATGGATATTTGTTCCGGTAGTCAATGGCTGCCTGAACTTCCTCTTTTTTAAGTTCAATGATTCCGGTTTCGCATTGAATCCTACATGAGCCGGTTTCGTCAAGGTAAGCATCCGGGCCGTTTTCAATAATTGCATGAAAGGCCGTTCCCCAATCCATCTTTCTTGTTGGTACAGAAAGTCCTTTCAGATAATCAATAACTTTTTCCTTTGTTATTGTTCCAAAGTATGCTTCTGTTACAAAAAGGCGGAATTGTTCCAACTTACTTGGTGAAATTCTAAGCCGCATTTGTTTTAGTTTTTCTCGTTTGTCTTTTTGCTGTTTGTTTTGGGCTTTCAGGGTTATTGGCTACGGCATTATCCTGACTGTTTTCCACTTTGGTTTCAGCTACAAACCTGCCTTCTTCCTTGTCGAAATTAAGCCCTGCCTTTTTAGCCTGCTCCCATAGCAATTTCTTAAAGGTGGTTTTATAACGGTCAGGGTAATTGTTCGCTCCCAAATAGAACTGGTCTGCTTCGGAAGGGCTTGAAATTACAGCAAGCTCCTGGCTTAGTAATTCAGAATATCTTTTGTCTGCAATTGCAAACAGACTTTTTTGAACAACAGGTTTTTGCTTAGTGATTTCAGGCAGCATTTTTTCAATTTCCATTATACCTACTGAAATAATACCCTGCTTCATTTCCTCGATTATCTTTAAGGTTTCAGCTTGTTCCTTTGTTAGTTCAAGCATTTTTGCCTTAGTTTTTGCAATTAAATCGGCAGTAAAAGTTGAGTAGTATTCCTCGGTATAGTGGGGTACTTCGATTAATTCAAATTCAGCCGTGTTTTTTCCAATGTTCCTGTCGGTTGGGTTAAACTGAATTGTTCTTTTGTTATTCCTGCTTTCCATATACCCGACCATGTCAGCCTCGGATATAAGAATATCATAACTGCCTCCGGTCATTTTTGGGATGAACTTAAGGTTATCCCCTTCCTTCTGGCTTTCGGAGTGGCAGATGAAAATTAAGTCAATGCCCTGCGTTTTGATATTGTTAACAAATTGCCGGAAAACCGATTTCATTGCTCCGTAACCCTGCAATGACAGTTCTCCGCCATTACGTGCATTTTTAATATCCTGCCTTATTACATACTGAGCAACAAAGTTATCCAGCATTGTGCCAACCGTATCGATAATGATAGTTTTGGGCGCAAGTGCTTTAAAATCCTCTGAATTATGAAAAGCAATAACATCCTCCCATTTTTCAACTGCAAGGAAGTCTTTTCTTCCAACTGCCCTTTTTACTCCATCATCAAAGTCTTCAAGAATACATTTTTCAGCCGTGAAGGCTATTGATGTTTTACCTATACCGGGTTCGCCATAAAGGACGAACACAAGCCCCTTAATATCTAAAGGCTCATCCGCTGTTTTAATTGTGTATGCCATAAATAATATTAATTAATTGATAATAAAGAATTCCAAGTTAATATACATAAAAGACATATAAAATGCAAAAACATTAGCATTTTTGCTGACTGTCTAACCATTTATCTATATCCTTTTTACTGAATCTTTTTTGCTTGCCAATTTTCCTGTAAGGAAGGCCGTGATTTTTAATGTATCTGTAAATAGTTGGTTCAGATACTCTTAAATATGCCTTTATTTCAGACATTGTCAGGATGCTTTCATCTACAGATTTACCCCGTTCGGCAAGTATTCTGTGTATCTCAGCAATCTTTCTGGTTATTTCAGAAAAATCCGCTTCTTTAATTGTAATTAATTCCATACTAAAGGCAAGAGAACTTTCTGCAGCTATGGAAATGAGGGCATTTAGAGCATATTCAACTAGAACAAGCTATATGGTTTTAAAAATGAATTTTGCAGATTATTTAAC